TAGTAGGCTTGATGTCCTTCAGAAGCTTACGCTTAGCAGAGTCGTTCATCTTTTCAGGATCAACAGTAACCTCTTCCTCGCCATCAGCATCTTCAGTGCCAAGCTTGTTCTCCATCTCGTCAAGAGCAGCCATAGCCCCATCCTTAATAAGGCCATACTTTCTCATGACGTTAACCATTGCATCCTCGACCTTCTTGTCGATGTCCATCTTTTCAGGTTCTTCATCTTTGGTTTCCTCGATAGGATCCTCATCCTTGACTTCGAGTTCAGCCTCTTCATCCTGGCAAAGTGCATCCTTGACTTCCTCAGTCATCTGAAGTGCATCCTTTGCCAATTCCTCAGGGATATTCTCATCCAAGGCTTTCATCTTAACAAGGAAATCTCGGATGGATCCCATAACCTTAGAATTGTTAGCCATGTTTTCCTCCTTAAAGTTTAGTATTTAAAATAGCTTTCTCTATTACCTTTATTGTTTTGTACTTAGTTGTTAGCATATCCTTTTTTTCATCATTGATACGAACCTTGGATCCAGCTCTTCCAGCTTGTACCAATGCAGCATGGTTGCCTCGAATGTTTCTTTGGTACACCTTGCCATCCTTCATTATATATTCACAGTCGTACCCAGCGGATATCTCCCGTTTGGCACCTGATTGTATTTCGTTTATAACAACGGGATCACGAACTATGATATTTGCTACGAGGTAATCAGCCTGGTCGCCTGTACCTTGGTGTACATTAGAAAGTTCTCCTTTACTATATACACTCCAGTTGTCAGCTGTTACATCTTCGGAAGGATGGGTATCTGTGAACGCCTTTCCCTCGAAGGAAGCAATAGTGAATTTATTAAAAACCTCTTCAGGTTCCCTGTAAACATCAACAATACCTTGGCCTTCTAAGCCAAGTTCCTCCCTTAGGTATTTGTACGTTCCAGTTCTTGCTATTGGTACGTTGAAACAAATGAGGCATCCATTGTCCATTAGTGTCATGTTGTCAGAGATCTTAGATCCATAGTAAAACTTAGCCAACCAATGAACACCTCCTTATTAGTTTACTTATATATTATAACATAAATAAATATATTTGTAAAGGAAAACTTTTAACTTTTATTTATAAATTTGACGGTTACAGTAAATGTTATATCCATCAGTGAAGAATTCATAAACGATGGTCATTCCGTTTGCCGGGGTAATTTTATCACCGGAGTAAAGGGTACTTTTAGAAGGGAAAATAAGCTGGTTCTTGGTTCCAGCACCATTTGCAGCAACTATAGTGTAATCAACACCTTGCTTCATGTGTTCAAAGTCTTCAATGGAAACATCAGAACTTTCGGAAGCCAAGCTAACATGCATGTTACGATGTCCATCAAGGTCTAAGCCAGAAGGATCGTTAAGCAGTTCTACAGTTACTTCTTCAAACTTCTCAACTTCAGTTGGATCAAAGCCACAGTCAGCTCTAATAATGTTGGGCATTTAATTTACCTCCTTAGGTAGTCTTGTTGATAACGGGTTGAGGGGACCAACAATCAGGAATATTGGGTTTAATGAACTCAACTTCAGAACCAGGAGTTTCTGGTTTGTAAACATTATCAGCCATAGTTTACCTCCTTACATAAGTTGTTCAAATTGGTTTTTGCTCATCTTTTGAATACTTCCATTATAGTATACCTTGTGTGGCCACTTAACATCATCAACATCAAGAAGGGGTTCTGGGTAGCACCTGCAGTTCCAGATGTTTCCTGCATGGTATTTACCTACATCCTTTTCCCCAACCAGTGCTTCTGGGCTTGGTGGGTTATTCCAGTTAACAAGTACATCTTCCATGTTACGATGGCTTTTTCTAACTCTATCCCCATCTAAAGCAGTTCGCCATACATACCAATGAAGGTCTAATTGTTCAGACCTTTGTTTAGTAAGAGCAGTTGTTGTCTTACTAACTTCAGTCCGAGCTATTAGCCTTGCACTTGCTCTTGAATGTTTATCAGTTTGTACCCTTATTATCTTTTCTATCTCAGAAGCACGTTTGCCTTTTAGAGTAGCTTCTTCAATATCCTTTACTACCTTTATTGCTACGTCGTTAGGTAGTGTTTTTATTAAGCTTATGTTTTCAACAATCTGATCTTGCATAATACGGGAATCGCCTTTTCTTAGTTCTTCCATTAGTGCCCCGTATAGCATTTTACCTTTTGTAGCTTTCCTGGCAGCTTCCCTCCAAGTATTTGAGTTACCTTGGTAAAGCCCAGTCACCATTCTTTTTACAGCAGAACTAACAAACCTATTATACTCATCTGAGTTTTGGAAGTTGTCCATTGCGTTTATATAAGCCTGTTGGTCTTGCTGTGTACTTGTAGCTATCTTATTAAATAGTTTACATATTTTAAGTAAGGAATTACGAAATTCATATTCTACACTTCGTAACCTTCTCCACCTATCAAATTTCATTTATATGTACCTAAGAAAGTTATGTTGTAAGGTTCATAGTTTCTTTGTCCTGTTTTTCTTACCCACTCAGTTAGTTCGTTTTTAACATAAGAAAAGTTTTTGGATTGGGAAGGCCATTGTTTTGGTCCATACACATGGTCAACCTTTTTACCGTTTCTTTCCCTAACTGAGTACTTCCATTTGTATCTATCGGGAGGGTTGGATTTGTATTTATGTTGTTCCCATGTATCATCACATATTTTTATTGCTTTTTGTAAATCAGAAGCTTTATTTGGTAAATCCTTTTGTCCTTTGCTTTCTTCGTTCCATTTTTCAACTTCTTCTTTTCCAAGCTTTGCCTTACCTGCTGGGGAATTGAAGAACTTCCTTTGAGCCTCAGATTTGTATGGCATTACTCAGAAGCCTCCTTTGCCCCTTTCTCTTCCTGTTGTAGTTCATCAGGATCCAAGTTGTAGAGCATGTACTTAAGTTCCCCTACATGTAACTTTTCCTCATTAGCTATATCTTCTATCTTACTTATCATATCAGCATCAGTAAGATGTGGGATCAGGGATAAATAGCTATTGATAGCATCATTTTCTTCGTTTATTCTTTCACGTATTGCTATTGCTAAACGTTTAGTGTCATACTTTTCATTAAAGGAAGTAACTTCTATAGCTTTATCTATAGCTTTCATGTTACACCTCAGTCAATACTTTCCAACAAAGAAATTGTGTTAGCAATGTTTTGTTTTGCCTTGTTAACAGTTCCTTCGTTAATCATACCCAATAAAGAATTGGCAGCCTTAAGGGATCCAATTGCCTTCCTAATATATCTAGAATCCTGGGGATCTAATTCAGTTTTGTCACATGTAGTTATTGCTTTGTCAAGGGCCTTTTCATCAGAAACCTTCTTGTAAAATTT